TTATTCAAGTCTCCGAGATCGACATCTTCGGTTAGTATGAAGTTTCCACCATTTGTACTTGAAAAAGTCGCACCTTGTTGAAGAATGGGCTTATAAGTTAAATCAGGTGCTGTACCGTCATTGTTAGCAGGTATCATGCAAAAGATAGAAATAAGACCGTAAGTGCTTGGAGAGCCTGCATATTTAAATCCCAAGGTTCTTGCGTGTTTTCGGACATTGTTAAATTCGATAGCTGTGTCAAGAAATGATTCGTTTGCTTGATAATCCAAATAGAAAGAAAGTACGTCTCCAACATAGGCAACAGAATCAATCATTAAAGAGTTGATTGTTGATTTGGAAAAATCTTTCCATTCGTCTGGATAAAATCGTTTAGCGTGTTCTATTAAATCTTGCCGAATTGTATCGAAATCTCTACTGGTATATTTTATTGGTGTTTTCTTTTGTTTAGACATATGGGACCCTCATCATGAACTAAATAGTTATTCAAGGAAAAGCGATTGTTGTTTAAGACACCTCGACCTCAAAAAGCTCTGGAATGCTCAGTCCATTGTATCTAAATCTTATTTGAACCTTTAATAGTTGAATGTTTGAATCAATCTCTATGTTTATTCCGTCAATTTGTACGTATGGCATGTAAGTCGCAGACTGGTTTCTTATTTCCCCTTCTAGAAAACCTGTTGATATTGTTGAGTCGTTTTCAAACAAATATGCATGCAAGCCAACTCCGAAGTTTGGATCCCAAACATATTCACCTTTTCGCGTCAACAACAACATTCTCATATTCTGTTTGATGGCGCCTGTTGTGTCTGTATTTGGATACGAATCGATACCAGCATTACTATCGCTGTTCATGTTGATTGGAAATATTATCGATAAAGACATTTAATCATCCTCAAATAGTTTTTGGAATTCATTCACACAAGGCTTGCCATCTTCATCAAATGGTTTTGCATCAACAATCCTAAGTCTCTGCAAGAAACCTACTCCACTTATATTTAAGTAGAGGTCCGGTATCAAATTCTTTAAGAAGTTTATGTTCGATTGTCTATTTCTTGATGATCGACCATCATTGGTATCGTCTTGAGAATTATATACAGAACGAAATTGCTTTCGCAATAATCGCTTTGTATCATTAAATATTCTCTTTTTCCAGCCGTTCTCAATAAACATTTGTCGATCCTCTTCAACTTCTAATTTTCCAATGGACTCAATAAAGTTTTGGTAAGAGTACACTCCAAACAAAGAGGTGAAGCTTTTTATCTTAAATATCTTCTCAAACAAGGTAGTGAAACTATCTTCCTCGGACAACCTATCAACGTAACACTTAATATCTTCTCCCATATTTGGATCTTCCAAATCGAGTTCCTTGATTTCAACATCCATCACGTCAAGCTCATATGAGGAGACAGGTATGTGATGGAGAGCAACAGTGTCTTCTCCAGATATTATAGATTGAGGGAGACGTTCGATGTTTGAATCTAAATCTGGTTCTAGACCAATTGTTTCAGGTAGGCACATCATGAGTCTGACTCCGAATTTTACTCCAATGGACCCTTCTAGCTTGTCTCCTAAAATGACGAAAGCGTTACCAAAGTAATCTGATAGTTTTGAGTTTTCGTCATAAATTGTCCTATCCGACATCATCGACTGAAACTCTGATACTTTCATTACTTGTTGGGTAGCATCTTTGTTAATAACTCTTATATATTTCTCTAGATACATTACGCCTGTTTTTTCGATATCTTCTAGAGTCTTAGTTATTGTCCCTAAAGGACTTTCGAGATCTTCAGATGCACAACTTAGGATGTCGCCATAATCAGGCTTGCTACCGCCTTCGATAACCTCTTGCTCTACAGTGGTAAATCCGGATTTGATGGCTGATTGGTCTAACATGCCTTCAGTTGACAACATGAACTTTTTGATGTCGAAGACGTGCGGTCGTGGTCTTAGGTTGAGGTTTAACTTCTTGGATAGGATAACAGTCTCCTTCTCAATCAAAGCGGCTCGAAACACCTGTGCGGCGGCCTGTGTACCATAGAGGACTGCGACCTTTCGTGCGAGATTGATTTTGTACCCATTTAAAGTTTTAAAGTTTAATGGATAATCTGTTGTGATGGATGGCCACTTGTTTCCATAGGCAAGTATTCGTGACCCATTTAACAACTGAGTGCCGATGCTGCTAGGTATTTCTCCGAACAACAATTCAGACACTTTCAGTCTCTCATAATTATTTTGAGCTTTATTTATTACCTTTGAAGCTTCTCTTATCTCTTCCGTTTCTTCCATCAGACCATCAATGATCTGTCGTTGGACGACTTGAACAGCTTGTTCTAAAAACAATAAGTAATATGCTAATCGCGAGATGCTTGAAAGATAGCCTGCCTCCGACATCTCTCTCTGCATTACGTCTGCTATAGATTTTGTAATCAAAGAATCCACATTTAAATCTGAGAATCGAATCGAACCAAACACAGGGAAGGTTCTAACCATAAACTCTGTAGCATAAGTTCGTATTGTTGAAATCATAATTCCTTCAATGAGCCCATGGTTCGCAGGCATAACTTGTCTGTCGTATGGAACTTCAAGACGACACTCCAAAGGTTGACTTAGTCTCTCATCCAGTGGGAGGTTTGACTCAACTTGCTTTGCCCTCTCGGCGATCTCAGTCATATTTAGGAATCCATTATCTTTGTCTTCACATGCTTCAAGTTGTGGAACAAATGTTTTGATCGTTCCAAGCCAACCATTATAGGTCGCGGGTTCGATATATATCTTTGGAGCTTTGAATCTGCCGCCATGGACTATTGGATCCAAGAAATATACTCTTGGATTTTCTGTTGCTGATTTGCCAAGTACTGAGTCTTCCTCATCATGAGTATATTTCCACGTACTTTGATCATTAGGGTCTGCTGTTGGGTCAACATAAATCATGTCTTCAAACCCTATCGCTTGTTGTTGATCGTATCCAAAATTAAATCCGACAGGGGTGTTGCCATTTGGGGTTTCAACAATTGTGTTTCGTATAGTCCTCAAGGCCTTGGTGTTCAGCCTATCAAACAATTCGATTATCTTAGATGTGATAGGTGGCTTACTAGAGCCAGACTTCTGTTTCAAGAGGTCAGAGAATAACTTAATTTCGTTAGGGGCGACTTCATAGTTTACCAGACCAATCTCTTTCTTGTTGAAATGATTCTCCTTGGTGGTATTTAAAACAGTTTCTGTGTCCTCAGACAGTTTGATGCCCAATAGTTTTACAATATTGGTTTCTTTGATGCGTATTCTTTGTGTTGATTTTTCATCGTGCGAGAGTTCGTATGATAATAATGATTCATAGTTTGGATTTTCCGAGTCCTGGAATCGCATCCTCAATTGTGGTTCATGCTTGTTGGTCTTATAGTCGAGAGACAACTCTCTTATTTGGTTCATCGTTTGCAATCCAACAGTTTCAGGCAACATTCCTCGTTCGTCACCCTTATCCATGATCTTATTCTTAATGAAGCCAGCATCATCCTTTCTCTTGTCCCACTGCTCTTCTGTATCAACATAATTGGCGTACAAAAAGGTACGATCACCAATTTTTACTTGCCTGTTGTGTTGTTGCAGATGATTGCCTCGAGTGTCGATCAAAATATTTCCAATCAAAGATCGTCTTTCTCCAATTAAATCCTGAAGAAACGAGGATTCAATTCTTTTAAAATAGCCGTTGAGCAAGTCCTGTTTGTCTTTCGCCAGTGATTCATCTTCCATAATGATAGCAGAAGGATCATTCGCACATGCAGGGTCCGCTTGTTTCAGAATGGCGTCTAGTGCTTCCCCCAGTAGCCCGTCAGGACCTTTTTGAAGGATATCGGCTAAAGAGCCAAGGTTATCAAGTGCGCGATCATTAGCCTTATTTATCATGTCGTCAGCCGTAGCTTCATCAAGTCCATTGTCTAAATAAAGATTTTTCCTATTAGCATTCCAAAGGTCCAACTCAGGCTGTGTGAGACAGATCGCATCATATATCGGAGCGTCCAAGTCTTCTTCGGACTGCTTTTTAAGAAAATCTTTTAAGTCTGGTGGTATGTATTTTCCCATTGAACCAAAAGCATCTTTGACAGCTTCTACATCACCAAGCAAGTCAGACAGCTCTGGACACTTTGAGTTCACCAATAGTGAGAACTTAGAAGCTATCTGATCATCCATATTGCTTGGAGTATTTGTTAATAGATCGATTATTTCTCTCTTGGACATTGTGCCATTAATAGCTTTGAATAGGCAATCATAAGCAGAATCGGGAGCTGCACCTTCACCAAGGGCATTTCCAAAAGCGTTCCTTTGAACATTTTTCAATTCGTCAGCATTGGCATCAGCACAGAAAGCGTCAGCAAATGCCTCATCTAATCCCGATGAAGACCCACCAGTTAATGTTCCAATGGCTGCTTGGCTAATCGCATTTAGTGACTTGCACAGAGCATTGTCTAAAGTCTCGAATAGTTTTAAGATCAACATCGTGATGACTTTTGTAATTACGGTCTCGACCTTGGTAATAAATGCATTTCTAAGTTTTGTGAGAAAAAATGCCCTATTGAAAGACAGTGGCTCCTTAATTTCTTTAATTTTCTCTGGCCACGCAAGGCCAACGTGACGAGTAGGGCCACATACATCCAAAGACAAAGAGCTTAGAAAGCTTTTTATTGGAGGATTAAATTGCCCTTGGGTTGAGCACTTAAATATCTGATCTAAGGTGTTAAACACTAAAGTTCCACCGGGAACTTGCGATAGATAATCTCCAATTTCATCAACATTCATTACGTCAAAAATATAATCCATATAGGCCTCAACGACTGCTTCTTGGATATTTCCTAGTGGCTTACCAAAAGTCCCTTGCGCCTTCTTTTGCTCTTCCAATAATTCACTCTTCTCTTCGTCAGTCATTGCGTCGAATTCTTCTCCGAGGCCGGTCTGCCTTATTTCAACCGGCTGAATAGCTGCTGCTTGAGATTCAAGAGTTTCTAACTTGTTAGCTAACTCTGCCAAGAGTTTTGACTGAGGGTTATCAACTAAGCCTGTTAGATACTTTTTCCGCTCTTTCGCTGCTGTATACAAATCAAATTGTTGTTGCCCAGAACTGCTGGTGGTTGGGTCATTATCGCTAGCAAGCCTTTGTTCATT